GTTAACAGAAGTTGGTATAAAGTCTGTAATAGATTCTTGAGATCCAAATAATACTGCCATTGGATCATATGTTGTAGTTGTCCCTGGTGTTGTTTCAGTACCTAAAAATATTAAATGTCTATCACGTGAAGATACAATCATATAATTAGATTGTGTAGGGGCCGTAGCTAATAATGTAGCTCTTGTATTTCTAGATACTACAAATGTACTTGTTTGAAGGTAATAAGTTTTTCCACCTACAATAGTTGCAATTAAATCTTCTCCCCAGTTATCTAAGGCCCATATTCTTGGATTTTGAGTTATAACCCCTGTTGGTCTTGCTGTACCCCAAGTAGAAAATCCCCATGATGCAGCTCCCCAACCAATACCAAATTTAGAAGTATCAGCCCCTATATTTATTTGAAATGCACCAGTTCCTGTGGCTGTATCATTTAAAGTAGGAGTTCCAAGAGTCGATACATTAATTGTAAATGTATTAGCATTTGTAATTTCTTGAATTTGAAATTCTTGAGACATCGTAGTATTAGTAATTGTAGATGTTCCAACATTAACTCCTGTTACAGCTGAGAATGTAACAAAATCTCCTTTTACTGCTCCATTAGAAGTTGATGTAACAGATACAATAGTAGTTCCTGATGTAAAATTAAATACTACAGCTTGTGTAGTAGAAATAGGTGTAACGTCATAATAATTATTATCGTAGTAAATATAAAGTTTTCTATCTGTACCAATAGCACACAATGAGTCTCCTGCTAAATCTGTATAGTTGTGAATATCTCTAGAAACACCAATAAGATGAAATGGGGGTGCAACGTTTTGCCAACCACCGATCTTTTCAGGGATTCCATAACGGAATCTCATATTATCGCAATCAGTCCATCCGCCTTCGGCTCCGTATAGTGTATCTTGTTTATTAATACCGGGACGCGGAAATTTTACTTTGGTTATGGGCATAAAACCTCTATTAAAAGAGATTTTATATCACTTTTTAAACCAAGCTGGAAGTCCTAAATGCGGCCTTCCATCAAATATATTTTCTTTTGATCCCTTAGTTTCAATATTATTATAGTGTAAAAATACTTGACCACAGTTTTCACCCTCAAAAGGTTCTCTCCAATGTTCTAATTCATTTCCACGGTAAACTAACATATCACCCGGTTGTAATAATACCTTAACTCCTTTTAGGCCTTCTTTACCAGATGGTTCTAAATATATTGGCCAATGGTCTCCACCTAAATGTAATGTAGTAGATATTTCACAACTAAATCTATCTTTATGGCGATGTAAAACATCTCCTTTTTTATAGATTCTTGCGTAAGAATAATTTGGATTTAATTTTAATTTTGTATATTTTTCCATAGCGGATAAAACTTTTAATAATAATGTTTCCATTACAATATCGGAATAATGAGAATAAGTATTTGGTACTTGTTGGTCATTCCATATTCCAAAATAATCAGTAAACGGAGAAATATATTTAGTATTAAATAATGTTTCGGAAACTTTTCTTTTTAATAAAAAATAAGAATATATAAAATCTGCTAATTCAAAATTTATAACTGATTTTAAAATTATATATTTGTTTTTTTTAAAACTCATAGTTTTGGTATTGCTTGTAAATTAAAATGTATAAATCTAAAAGGTTCTATTCCAGCGTCCATTATAAATTCATGTGTTAAATAAGAATTAAATACTATTAAAGTTCCAGGAGATATTTTAAAATTAATTTTTTCACTAGATAATGTTGCTTGTGTTTCATCTTTTTGTATTAATTGTGTCATTAATTTATTAGGTCTTGGATCATGAAATATTGGATAAGATGTTTTATCAGAACATTTTAAAAAATAAAAACCAGAAATATGATTATTAGAATGTATGTGATTATTATGATATCCTCCTCCATTTTTTGAAAACTCTTGTACCCATAATTCATTCCATATTAAATTATAATAAGACATATTAAATCCTTGATGATCTAATAATTTATATGCAAAACCAGAAACATAGTCAGTAAAAGTTTTCATTTCAGGATCTTTAAACATAGGTTCTGAATGATGTACTAAACCAAAATCTTTTATTTTTTTTTTAAAAGTTTTTTCTCTTAATTTTATTAAATTTTTATTATTATGCATTGCTTTTTTAATATATTTATCAGATATCTTATTAATAGGTTTAACCCATTGTGGTATATCAACTAAATAAATAGGTGTTTGAAAATAATATTCCGTCTTTATAATTTCTTCTTCCATTTAATCTTTATATATGTTTTTTGAAAGGAAAGCAAATAAACTGGTTTCGTCTTTAACTAATTTTTCCCAAGATTTTTTACGCAAATTCATTTTGTTTATATTAGGCAATACATTTTTTTTAAAATTACTTAATGTTTCATGTACATTTGTATATATAATAGATTCAATATTTGTAGGTCCCCAATGCATTCCTGCAGCTATACAATGAAGTCCACCCCCATTACTAAAATGATATCTAATATCTTTTAAAATAGCTGCTTCTAAAAAACCACCTAACATAGACGGATTTAAATTAATTAATTTTTCTTCCCATTGTTTATTAAAGTTATGTTTCCAATATTCAGTATCTTCTCTTTGAGATAAAGCATAGTGTAGGGCTACAAATTCTGCAAAATTTCTAAATAATTTTTTAGATTGAAAAGTATAATTATCTTTGTCCCATTGAGATATTTTATCTCTTTTTAAATTTTTAATAAGATTAAATAAAAATTCATGGACTGAAAAAAGTCCATTACTTTCTAATGGCTCTATAAATCCTGCTGCTAATCCAACCGCACATACATTTTTAACAAACAATCTTTTATGTATGCCCACTCTCATTTTTATTTTTTTAAATTCTAAATCTTCTGTTCCTAAATAACTTTTAAATTGTTTTAAGGCATTATCATCATCTATAAATTTATCTGAATATACATATCCCGTTCCTATTCTTGACCACAATGGAATATGCCATACCCACCCATTTTCTATTGCAGTACAATTTGTGTAACCAACAAGTTCTTTTTCTTTGTCTTTATAAGGCATTCGTGTAGCCCAAGCTGAATTGTTAGGAAGTAAATCTGCATAAGATTCAAAAGGTTCTTTCAAAGTTTCTCCTAATAATAAAGATTTAAAGCCAGTGCAATCTATATATAAGTCAGCTGTGTATTTGTTATTTAATGACTTTATTCCATTTTCATCTTGTTCAATAGAAACAATATCTTCTTGAATATGTTTTACACCTTTTGGTATTGAATAGTTATCTTTAAGCCAAGTTGCAAATTTAGATGCGTCAAAATGATAAGCGGTGTCTTTTTTAAAATCAAAAGGTAAAAAACCTAATTCATTATAAAAACATTTATTTTGATTAACCAATGCCATTTGAGGATAATGACAATCTACATAATCTGAGTAAGGAACTTTCGGATAAAGAAATTTTTTAAACCACCAATCATTAAGATCTGCTTTATTCCCAGAAGTAAAAGGTGCTCCAAATGGATAATGAAAAGCTTCTCCTTTTTTATAAAAATCAGTGAATTTAATACTTAATTTATAACTACCATCAGCGTGTTTTAAAAAATGTTTATCATCTATTCCTAAAAAAGTAGCCCAATTCTTTATACCTCCAATTGTACTCTCTCCAACACCAACTGTAGGTACATTAGGTGACTCAATTAGAGAAATATTATAATTAGGAAATACTTTTATTAAAGTTGAGGCTGTCATCCACCCAGCAGAGCCGCCACCTACAACAATTATTTTTTTAGTTTCCATTTTATTTAAATTGACTTCCTAAATTCCAAATCACTAGTGAATATCTTGTTCCTCTTGTAACAGGTCTGACTTGATGCCATACAAAAGAAGGAAATACAACTAAAGATCCTTTTTCAAATATTTCTTTACAAGTTACTATATTTTTTTTCTTTTTTTGATTATAAAAATCAAATTGAAGTTCCCCACCCTTGTATTCACTTGGACTAGATAATGAAACTGTTACAGATAATTTTCTTATTTTTCCGTGTTTTGTCAAATCATCTGGAGTATTATACGGAGAATGAAAACTATCACAATGCCAATGATAATATTGATTTAATTTATATTTTGTAAATTGACACACTTCTGAAGTGTCCCATTGAAAATTCCAACCCGAATCTTTATTTGCTTGATTAACATAAGGCATAACTTCATTATATATCCATTTTTCATCTAACCAAGCTACGTTTGAATTTCTAATTTTTTTTAAACTTTTTTGTTCTTCTCTATTTAAACTTTTTTTTTCAAATCCACGAGTCACTGCTATTTCTTCTCGTTGTTGATTTCCATGTTTTATAATTTCATCACATATTCTTTCTGGAATAGCTTTTTTAAAATAATAATAATAGTTATTTAAATTCATTGTGGGTAGTATATATATTCTAACTCTGATCTTTGTATAACATTTTTAGCATCTAGTAAAGTCTCAACTAAAGGTTCTTTTGCTAAATTAAAGGATGTATTTAGCAATATAGGAACACCCGTTTTTTTATAAAATTGATTTATTAATTTATAAAATTTTGAATTTTGTTCATAAGTTATAGTTTGTATTCTACACGTGTTATCTTCATGAATAATTGAAGGTATTTCTTTTTTAGCTTTATCTTTTGCTAGTACAGCAAAAGACATGTACGGAGATTCTTTTAAAGATCCAATATCAAACCAATCATGAACATATTCTAATAATATTGTTCCAGCAAAGGGTCTCCACCATTCTCTTTGTTTTATTTTATTTACAATTTCTTTAGCTTTAATATTTCTGGGATCAAATAACAAAGATCTATTTCCTAAAGCTCTTGGTCCCCATTCACTATGATCTTGAAATAAAGCAACAATTTTTTGATTTAATAATAAATCAACTGCTTTATTAATATCTGTAATAATCATTATAAAATATAGCAGATCCAATAGCAGTGCCACCATCATGTGCCACAGGGTCTACAAAAAAGTTTAATTGAGGATATTTTTTTACATATTTAAAATTATTAACACAGTTTAAAAAATAACCACCCGACAATACTATGTTTTTAATATTTGAATAAGACAATGCTTTATCTATTAAATTACATGTATATTCAAAACTTTTTTCTTGTAATTTTTTTGCTTTTTTTACTTTATTATAATCTAAATCATATTTCTTTTTAGAATATCCATAACTAGATAAACCCATTACTTTACCAGAATCATAACCTGGACTCATTCCAAAATCTAAACATAAATCTCCAAACTTATAGGGGGGATTTGATTTAGAACAAAAATGAATATCTATATCTCCATATTTAACATCTTTAGTGTAATCAGAATATTTTTCTCTGTCTCCCCCCATACAAAATCTAATATTAGATTGCATTTGATATTTTAAATATATTTGTTGTTTATTAAAAACATAGATACTATTCATTTCTTGATAACTATGAGAAGTCGGTTGTGAACCACCCCCATCCATTACAATACAAATAGCTTCGTTAAATTTTGAAAAATAAAAACCACATGTAGCATGATAAATATGATGATAATCTGGATTAAAAAAATATTTTATTTTTTTAGATTGTTTGTGTATTAAACTAATTAATTCTTCGTCTTTTGTAAAAATAAAATTTTTATGTCTTCTATAATTTTTATCATAAGAAGCATAAACAATGATATCAGGTTTTAATTTTAATAATTTATTTATTGTATTGTAATAATAATCTTCCTTTGAGGGTTCCCAATATTTTATTTTTTTAAACCTATCTTCTTCATAATAATGTTTTAACTTACCATCGTAGAACGCAGAAGATGCGTGATGAGAAATATTTACTCCTAAAACTTTCATATATTAAAAACAAAATTAATAACTATTCTTTTATTTGTTTTTCTTGGTGGACTAGAAGCATGAAAAAAATTAGAATTAAAATAAAGAGCAGTTCCTTTTACAGGTGTAATTCTTTTTAATAATTTTCCATCTTTCGAATAAAAATAAGTATCTCCATCAGAATCATTAACATAATATAATAAACTTTTTGAAATTGCTTCTGGTGTTTCATCTACATGAATTCCGTGATGTTCTGAATCTTTAAAATCAGGTCTTTTTAAATTTAAATTAGATTGTAATCTAACAACTTCTTTTATTGATATATTTAATTTTTCTTCTGCAAAATATCTAATAACACCAAATTTTTCTATTAAATTAAGATCGGAATATCCTCCGTTATCATTTCTATGAAAAACATGTGCAAAAAAAGAACTGTCTTTGTAATTTTTTTTATTTAATGTAAAATTATTAGTGACTGATTCTTGAAAATACCACGGAAATCTATTTGAGCTTAATATTGCTTCAAAATGATCTTGTAGATTTTTTGGTATAAAATTTTCTATAACTTTAATCATTTCTAAATAAATAATATATTATTATTTAATAGATGTCTATATTTCTATCCAAGATAAATTGTCAGAATTCCAATAATAACTAGTATAAGGAGCTGAATTATTTTCAGAAGTAATAAAATTTAATACAATTCCCTCCCATCTTAAATTTTCTTCATTCCAATCAATAAGAACAGGTTTATTGTTTATTTGATATGTGTTTGGTTTAGATATTGGCGCTTCAAATTGACCCATTTCTTCATTATATACATGTGAATTTAATTTTTTAGGCCAATAAAAAGCATCTTTTTGAGAATCATAAAACATTCCAATTCCAGCGTAATTTTTTCTTTTAGGTATTCCACCTAATATATGTTTACCTAAACGTGTGTTATAAGAAGTTTGTTTCCAATAAGTTTGTGGATAAGTTCCACCTAATTCTTCTAAAATAAGTGGATCATTAGGATAATTATTTTTTGCCCATTGTTCAGATTGAGCAGTATATTCACCGCCATTATTTTTTATATCTTCATCATTAGCAATAATGACTCTTAATACAATATTATTATCAGATTTTATTTCAGCAAAGTGAGCCATATTTTACCAAGTCCCTGCTTTTTTATATGCAAAAGCATCACTTAAATCCCAAACTCCAGGAGCACTAACTTTTGAATTTGGCTCTAAAACTAAAACTATTCCTCCAGCTCCAGCTCCGCCAGCGCAAATAAAACCCATTCCACCACCACCAGAACCAGTATTAACTAAAGCATCTGTAGCTGCAATAACAGTAGGATTATAATAACTTCCAGCTTGTCCTCCACCTCCTGGAGCTCTAGGCGTTCTAGATGATATAGGCATATTAATCCAATGTGATCCACCACCACCAGCATATACTCCTGCAGTTGGTCCATAAAAAGGTTGTGGTGATGCTCCAAAAGTTGGAGTTACATCTGTTCCATTACCACCTACTCCTGGACCATTACATCCTCCAGCTGCATTAGCCCCTGCTCCAGCGGATCCTCCAGATCCTCCAGCAGAATGACCTGTACCAGTCCCTCCAGGATTTCCTTCTGGTGGCGAATATGCTCCAGCGTTTCCAGATCCTGCTGCATTACTTCCTCCAGCATTAACAACAACTCCTCCACCACTTCCAGATCCACCTGGTAATCCAGGTGCTGTCGCTGGAGCTATTGGTCCTACACCTAATGGTGCTCTACCACTTGCTCCTCCTGTTGCACTAATTGGACTTGTTGCTGTTGCAAAAGTTGAATTTCCACCTTGAGTTCCATTACCACAACCTGCTGGTACACCAGGAGCTCCTCCTGCTCCACCTGCTCCAATTGTAACTGGTACAGCACTTGCTGGTAATGTTTGACCTGTAATTAATCTAAATCCTCCAGCTCCACCACCAGATGCTGCTGTTTTTCCACCGCCTCCTCCACCTCCTGCTACAACTAATACAGTTGCAGTTCCAGTAGAATTAGCACCTGATTTTGTAAAAGTTCCAGGCGCAGTAAATGATGTAATTAAATTTGATAATGTTGGTGTTTGTGTAGGACCTATAACTCCGCCATTTGACATAGCTTAAATCTCCTAACTGATTGCTTCGTAACTTATAACAGCCTGTAACGCAGAGTTAGCACTAGCTCCACCTATAATGGATTGATTTTCCATTAAATAAAAATAATTATTTTTATTAGTTACTTGTAAAGTTGCACTTGAAGGTACAGAAATTACGTTTGCTAAAGAATAAGATGTTCCCGCTGTTCCATTAGCCGCTGTATGAAGTTGTATTGTAACGTTAGCAGCAGCTGAAGTTACGTTTGCAATTTGTACTAAATCTATTTTATAAATTGTATTTGACCCTGTTCCATTAGCCACAAGAACATTTGTAAGAGTAGTAGTAAGAGCATAACCTGTTACGTTTCCGTAAATTGAGTTTACTGATACTATGTTTGGATTTGCCATATTTTTTTCTCCTTGTTAATTATTATCCGAAAACTAGGGTTAATGCAATAGATTTTCCAGCTGAAATTCCAGTATTAGCCTGAAAAGATGGTGTAGTAGTTGTTCCATTAGATGTTAATATAAAACCAGCAGTACTGCTACTTATACCACCAAAAGAACCACTATTATTAAACTGTATTTGTGTACTTGATCCACCTGGAGTTGTTGCTACAGCAGTAGGTACTGCAGAAATAACAGAAGTTGTACTTGGATCTATAATAACATAGTTTTTAGAACCTGTTTCAATAGATACAGTTGTAGAACCACCTGATGAAATTACAGCAGTTCCACCTGAATTATTTATAATAACATAATCTTTTTCAATATTAGGAACTGTAATTGTAACTGTTGTTGCAGATAATGAACCAGATAAAATAATTGTTTTATTTCTTCCTGCTTCATCAGTAAATGTCGTTGAAGATGAATTTGTTGTAAAAGCTAAAGTTGTAGAACCAGTTATAGTTAAATTGTAGACACCAGAAATAGCGTTATCAATATCTTGTAAGTTTACATTTGTAATGGCACCCCATGTTCCAGAGTTTTCGCCAGTTGCTTGTAAGTTTAATCCTAAATTACTAAATGTACTTGCCATATTATATTCTCCTTATCACTTTTTTAAGGTTTTGTCATCAAGGTAATTGTACCCATGTTTGACCCGTATTAGGGGTTATAGCAGACCAACTTTGACCTGTTGTTGGATCTATATTAGACCAACTTTGACCTGTTGTTGGATCTATTATTGCCCAAGCATAAACAATAGGCGTTCCAGCAGATAAAGTCAATCCATTTCCTGTAGGTAATACAACAGTTTGAGTAGAAATTGTTAAATTACCAACTCCTACATTTATTTGATTTCCTGTAACTTTATAAGCTGATTCAATATTAACAGTTCCAACTTGAGTTGTTACATTAGAACCAGTAGCTGTTACTCTTAATCCTAAAGATAAAGTAGGATCACCTGTTGATATATTAACTTGAGATCCAGTTACACCTATAATATTTGAAGCTCTAACTGTAGGATTACCAACTTGAGTTGTTACACTTGTCCCTGTTGCAGTTACAATTGTAGGAAGAGCAATTACAACTTGACCTGTTGCAATTTGTACACCACTTCCAGTTACAGATATTTTTTGATCTAATTTAAATGTAACAGTTCCAGTATTAGAAGTTAATTGATTACCAACAACAGCATCACTTATATTACCACTAGCTTTGATACTTGGATTTTGAACTAAGAATTGTAATAAATTTGTAGAAGCATTTGCTCCTGCACTTGCAAGTACAGTTGCATTATTTAGAGTTAATGTAAGTTGATTTCCAGTTGTAGTTACATTTGCTTTTCCAATAAAAGATAATGTACCTGTAGAAATTCCAAGTTCAGCAGAAGATAAAACTACGTTTGCAGAAGCTTGTACAATTACAGGATCAACTTGACCACCCCATTCATCTACACCCCAAGCATCAAATCCCCAAGGTTGAGTTTGTGGAGAGTTTATAGTTAATAATAAATTTTGATCGGGAGCATCATCATTCCAACCAGATGATCCAAAACTAGATCTTCCCCATCCGCTTTGAACGCCTACGTATACAGTTACATCTGTACCTACACCACCCCAATTGTAGACACCCCAAGTATTAGCACTCCATGAAGTATTAGTAGCCATAAATTTCCTATGGCAAAATTACTAAGAGATTCTTAGAACCGCACTTGTTGAGTTAGCTGTTGGGAACTGAATAGTAAAGTCGCCGTTTGTTGAAGTCTTACTTCCACCAAAATCTAAAACAAC